AAGAAAAAACATTCGAGAATAAAATAAAAAAGTGGTTAGCGGCCAACGGGTGTTATTATGTTAAGTTTTTCGCAAACGGATATACGACCCGTGGAGTACCGGACATATTGGCAAGTGTTGGCGGTAAATTCGTTGGTATTGAGGTTAAGGCCCAAAACGGACGATTAGACAAAGACGGTTTACAATTAGACAACGTGCGAGAAATACGAAAAAGTGGGGGTTATGCGTGGGTTGTTTACCCGTCCGGTTGGCCCAAACTACAAATAATACTAACGTGTATAAAAAACGATATTCAGTTTGTACCAGGCAAAGAAAACGTATTAGAAAGTGAGGTTTTGAAATAATGGCAAATTTATACGAATTGACGGGCGACATATTGAAGTTGCAGCAGTTATTGGAAACGGGCGAAGTAGTAGACACGGAGTTATTGAACGATTGTTTGACCGATACAACCGCCGATTACGAGGAAAAAATCGAGAATTATGCAAAGGTTATTAAAAATTTGTCGGCCGACGTTGACGCACTGAAAGCCGAAACGGAACGTTTGACAACCAGGCGTAAGGCCCTGGAAACAAATATAACTAACCTAAAATCCCGTATGTTTGACAGCATGAAACAGACCGGGAAAACCAAAATTAAAGGTACGTTGTTTACTGTTAGCATACAACCCAACGGCGGTAAAATCCCGGTTATTGTGGACGTTGACACGTCAAAATTGCCCGACGAATTGGTAAAGATCGAAGAAAAACCGGATTTGGAGAAAATAGCGGCATACATAGACGAACACCCGGAAACAACGTTAGCGCATTACGGCGAACGCGGGGAAAGTCTAAGGATCCGTTAAACGAAAGGGGGGGTACAATCACATGACAAGCGGTGTAATTATCACGTTAATTATTTGCGGTTCGTTGGTTTTAATGTCAGCAATTAGCGCGTACGGAAAAGCACACGAACGCAAACAGGTAATTAAACAGTTGGACGAATTTAAAAAGACGTTCCCGCAGTTTAAGGACGACAACAACGACAACGACAACGATTATTTTAAGAAGTTTTAAGGGGGTTAAACAATGGGTACAGTAGTTTTTATTTTGGGGCGTTCCGGTACGGGTAAATCGTACAGTATGCGAGATTTTGACCCGGAAAAGATCGGAGTTATTAACGTACAGGGTAAAATTTTACCGTTCCGTAACGGAGCAAAGTTTTTAACAGCCGACACTGACGACGCAACAAAGGTTTTACAAGCGTTGGACGTTATGGCAAAGTCGCGTAAAACAATTGTTATTGATGATTTTCAATATCTCATGGCAAACGAGTTTATGAGGCGCAGCACCGAACGCGGTTATGATAAGTTTACCGAAATTGCCCGGCACGCCTGGGACGTTGTGGACAAAGTACGCGATTTGCCTAACGACGTTATCGTTTACATAATGTGCCACACGGACACGGACAACGAGGGCGTGGAGCGTTTAAAGACAATCGGCCGTATGTTGGACGAAAAAATTGTATTAGAGGGCATGAGTACAATAGTACTTAAAACGAACGTTAGCGACGGCCAATATACATTTTTAACGCAGAACAACGGCAAAGATACGGTTAAATCGCCGGCGGGTATGTTTCCGGCGTATGCAATCGAAAATAATCTAAAGTACGTTGACGAAAAGATCCGTAATTATTACGGTATTGGCGAACACTTGACGGACGACGAAATAAAAGAGATTGACGCGACGGCCGCAAAAGTTGATGTAATAAAGGATCCCGGCACACGTCGTCGTAGACGCACCGCAGAAACGGCCGCAAATGCCCCGGAAACCGCGCCGACAACAACGGACGACAAAACACCCGCAGAAACGACGGACGCGCCAAAAAGACGCCGTAGAACGGCAGAAACGGCCGACGTAACACCGGCAACAACTAACCAGGACGAACCGCCGCGCCGCCGTCGTAGGGCCGCAGCAGAAACACCGGAAACAGCACCGGCAGCCGAACCGCCCCGCAGACGTAGACGCAAGGCCGAACCCGAACCGGACGCGGTATTAAATGAGTTTGACGACAACGACGACGATTTACCGTTTGAAATTTAATTACAAAGTGAGGTATTAAAACATGGCAAAAGACAACGAAACAATGGATTTTTCACAGTTTGACGAATTGATTAACCCGGAACAATTTAAAAAGGATTTGGAGCAAGCAAAGGCGAACGCGTCCGAAGATTACCCCGACGTACCGGCGGGCAAATATACAGTTAAAATTGAGCGCATGGAAATACGCCCGACAAAGAACGGCGAACCGATGTTTAGTGTTATGTGCCGTATAGTCGAGGGCGACCACAAGAAACAGTGCGTATTTTTTAACCGTAAGATTTACGGCAACCGTGAAAGTGAGAAGTGGAACGACGCAAAGGCCGTACAAACGGTTATTGGTTGGTTGGATAAGTTGGAAACGGACATCGTACCGGAGTTTACAAATTATTCGCAGTTTAACGAGTGCGTTTTGGATATTTTCGACGAATGCGAACAATACGGCGTAGAACTTGAAATAGATTACGACCCGGACGCGTTCAACCCTATTAAGATTTTGAACGTTTACGAGGGCTAAAAGGGGGTGCGCCCGGCGGGTTGTTATAACTGAAATAATACCCCGCCGGGTATTTTAATATGAAAGTTAACGAATTTAAATTTAGAGTAACAGACGCGAAACCCGGCGCAAGCGCGGTTATTTCATTGGCGGATATTTTCGGATATGAGGGCGAACAATGCGGCGTTTTTATTTGTTATCCGAGGTATAACGGCAAAACATACAATGAAGAATTGGCCGGCGTAGCGATAAATTATAATAGCGGTTACGGGTACATAGGAATTAACCCGAATATTGAAATAGAACATATTAAGGACTGATTTAAAATGATTGTCGGTTACGATTTTGAAACATTTAAATACAATTGGTTGGTTGTTTTCGTGGATCCGTTCAAACGTGAGGTAACGAAGATTTGGGACGACCCGGACGAACTGAAAAAATTTTACGACGCCAACAACGATTTTATTTTTGTTGGGTACAATTCGAGATTTTACGACCAATGGATTTTTAAGGGCCTTTTAAGCGGGTTTAACGCGTGGCAAATAAACGATTGGATTATTAACAAGCAATTACCCGGTTGGCAATTCAGTAAACTATTAAATCGGATCCGTTTATACAATTACGATGTGCAACCCGACCCGAATAAATCGTTAAAACAGTTAGAGGCGTTCCAAGGCCACAATATACACGAAACGGGCGTTGATTTTAATATTAACAGGCCGTTAACAGACGACGAAAAGCGCGAAACAGAAAAATATTGTATTAACGATGTAATGGAAACGTTAAACGTATTTGCCGAAACAAAGGCCGATTTTGACGCGTTAGTAGGACTAATAGAAATGTTTAATTTGCCGTTTTCGGCAATCAGTAAGACAAAAGCCCAAGTAAGCGCGCAAATATTAGAATGTGAGTTTGTGCAGCGCAACGACGATTGGGAATTATACACATTGCCGTGTTTGCAGTTGAACAACCCAAAATACCAAAATTGCGTTACGTGGTTTTTTGACCCGCGCAACCAATGGTACAAAAAAGTCGAACGGAAAAAAGGCAAAGACGTTGTTATTAAAAACCCCGGATTTACGGCGAATATTGCCGGAGTTGAACATAGTTTAGGTTTTGGCGGTATTCACGGCGCGTTAGAAAAGTACGTTTACAGGTGCGGCCAAGACTATTTGTTAATTCACGTAGACGTTGAAAGTTATTACCCGTCGTTAATGATTTATTGGGCGTTGTTAACCAGGAACGCCAGGAAACCCGAACGTTTTAAGGAAATATACGAACGCCGGTTACAGTTGAAACACGAGGGCAAGAAAAAGGAACAAGCCCCGTTAAAAATCGTTATTAACGGTACGTTCGGTATTTCTAAGGATCCGAACAACAAGGCATACGACCCGCGCAACGCCAACATGATATGTATTAACGGGCAATTACTGTTAATAGATTTAATCGAGAAATTAGAGGCGGTACAATCGTTTGAGTTAGTACAGAGTAATACGGACGGTTTAATAATTAAGATCCATAAACGGGATTTTGCGGCGATTGATGATATTTGTTTCGAGTGGGAAACGCGTACAAAAATGCGGTTAGAGTTTGAATATATAGACGTAATCTATCAAGGCGATGTTAACAATTATATATTCAGATATGCAGACGTTGAAACGAACGGAAAAAAAGCCGGTAAATGGGAACGCAAGGGCGGTTATGTTAAAGAATTATCGCCCCTGGATAACGATTTACCGATTATAAACAAGGCGTTGAACGATTATTTAATGTACGGTGTAACACCCGCCGAAACTATTAAAAAATGTACTGATTACGCAATGTTTCAAAAAGTCGTTAAATTATCGAGTAAATACGAGTACGTGGAGCATAACGGCAAGAAATACACAAATAAATGTTTTCGAGTGTTTGCAAGTAACGATATATGGAACGACCGGGCAATATACGCAGTAAAAGATGGCGGCCGCCGTGCGGATAAATTCGCGAACACGCCCGAAAACTGTTATATCGAAAACGGCAGCGTACAGGGCGCACGGATCCCGGACAAATTAAATATAGATTGGTATATATGGTTAGCAAATGACCGTTTATTAAATAAATTTGGTATTGAGGTATAAAAACAATGGCAGATATTTTATTTAAAGGGTACGTACCCGTTAAAGATAAAAAATGTACAATGCCGTTTAGGAATAAGACGGCGGCCGAATTGTTGACGTTTGAGCAAGTCGAGCAAATGCGAGAATACGCCGGAGTATTGGACGATGAAACAATATTAATTGACGTTGACGGCAAAGAACAAAGTAATATTTTAATGCGTATTGTCGAGGCTAAAAACCTATTATGCCGCGTTTATGAAACAACACGCGGTAAACATTTTGTGTTTAAGCGCGGCGACGTTGACCGTTGCGGCACGCACAAAAAAACCGCAATTGGTATTGAGGTTGATATAAAAGTAGGTTGTAAAAATAGTTACGAGGTATTAAAGCAGAACGGGAAAACACGCCCGATTATATACGATGTATTAGACGGTGAAGAATACCAGGAAATACCGAAGTGGTTAACCGTAGTTAACGCCCGTGATATATCGTTCCTGGATATGGAAACAGGCGACGGCCGCAACCAGGCGTTATTTAACTATATTCTAACGTTACAGGGTAACGGCTTTTCAGTAGACGACGCACGCGAAACGATCCGGATTATTAACGAATATATATTAACGGATCCGTTGGACGAAAAGGAATTAGAAACGATATTACGCGACGACGCATTTAAAAAGCCCGTGTTTTATAACAAGAACACGTTTTTATTTGATAAGTTTGCAACGTTCCTTAAAAACGAATGTCATATTGTACGATTAAACGGATATTTGCACATTTACGACAACGGCGTATACGTTGGCGGTAAAAACGCAATCATGGCAAAAATGATTAAATATATACCGTCGTTAAAAGCAACACAACGGCGCGAGGTTTTGGATTATTTAGAACTAATAGTAGAGAACAAACACAATTACGATAATAGTAATTATATAGCGTTTAAGAACGGTTTATACGACATTGTAAACGATGAATTAATAGACTTTACGCCCGAAATAATCGTAACCAACAAAATTAATTTTGATTACGTACCCGGAGCAGAAAACGAATTATTAGAAAACACGTTAAACAAAATAGCGTGCGGGGATCCGGGTATAAGGGCATTACTTGAAGAAATGGCCGGTTATGTGATGTTTAGGCGTAATGAGTTGCGAAAAGCATTTATTTTAATAGGCGATAAAAAGAACGGTAAAAGTACGTATTTAGACTTAATAACGTATATGTTGGGCGACGACAATATAAGCGCGTTAGACCTTGCAGACATAGGAAGTCAATTTAAAACGGCCGAAATTGTCGGTAAACTTGCCAATATTGGCGATGATATAGGCGACGAATTTATAAAGAACCCGGCAATATTTAAAAAAGTTGTTTCCGGCGACCGCATAACAGTTGAACGCAAGGGCGTTGACCCGTTCGCGTTTAATAACTATGCAAAACTGTTATTTAGTGCTAATAACATACCGCGTATTAAGGATAAAGGCGGCGCGGTATTGGATCGTTTAATAATCGTTCCGTTTAATGCCACGTTTGACAAGAACGCGCCCGATTACGACCCGTTTATTAAATACAAGTTGCGTAAAACGGAAGTTATCGAGGCGTTAATACAATTAGCGTTGGACGGTTTAAACCGGGTATTAAGCGAACAGGCGTTCACGATTAACGACGCCGTACAACGTGAGTTAGAGGAATACGAAGAAAACAACAACCCGATTGTTTTATTTTTCAAGGAAACAGGCGAAGAAAATATTGTTAATGAACGCACAAGCGAATGTTATCGGACGTACAAAGAATTTTGCGTTGCCAACAGTTTTACGCCAATGTCACAAATAGAATTTAGCCGAACTGTTAAACGGGCGTTCGATTGCGACATACAGGAACAAAAAATAGACGGTAAACGATACCGGGTATTTATAAAAAATTAAAGGGGGTTAAGCATGAAACAGTTAATTATTGATGATTTACACGAATTGCCGGAGCAGTTGCGAAAC